CCTATCAAGACCTTGTGCCGATTGCTATCCATGTTCCGGCTGCACCAGATGTAGCGAAGTCTACTTTACCAACTGGGCTTGAGCCAGATGAGTCTACTGCTGATGCTGCTGCGGCTGTTGGATAACTTGCATTAAGTGGGGTAACATTGAAAGAAACAACAGTTCCTAGATTATCCAAAGGAATATCAAAGTCTGCTACTGCGCCTGTGTATCTACCACTCATTACATATAATGTTCCAAATACATTCGGTCTATCGTTAGTTATTGCTAGTACCATGTTTATTCCTCATCGTGTGTTCTTATTTATTATTTGCCCAAGTATATGCTCATTCAAGATAGATTGTTATCTTCACACCTTGACCATCAGCAGGTAATGGGGTTGAACCTGTTAATGTAAAACTAAATTTTACATCACCATGAACTAGCCCATTCCAAGATGTTTTTCCAATCGCAGTATTTTGCGCCTCAGTTGTAAGAACAGGTTGCCCTGCCCCATCGGAAACCATATTAAAAAAAACTGGAAAAATGCCCCTATCTTGTTGATCCGAACCAGGCGTTACATCTAACACTAAAATTGATTGGTCTTGAGTCAAAGTTAAATCAATATCGTCTATTGGTTTGTGATAAGGTATCAAATTGGTATTATGCACTCTTTGAACATCGCTAAAGATTTGAAAATGACCCACACCTGAACCCGATTGTAAAGGTATTAATGAACTATAATCAACTACTACTTGAGTAATTTTGCCGTTCAAGTTTGTGACCGCAGTATGGCTAGTTGCACTATCTGGATTTAAAACAAGAGTTCGTCTATTGCATCTCGCTCTACTTAAATAGAAATTGCCATCATTAACATCAGTCGGAATGTTATTTTTTGATGACATTATATCATCCCCTACTCACTTAGCATCTCAACAAGTTCTGCCTTCTTGGTAGTGTTCTTTACTGTAAAACCACGTTCTTTAGCAATAGCCATCAATTGAAATCTAGTCATTGAGGAATAATCAACATCTGTTGTTTCTTCAACTGGATCTTCTGCAACAGGCTTAGATACTGTTTCTTCAACAACGGCTTTCATAGCCTTTGATTTAGTTTCAGTATCATCAACAATAACCCATGCTTTAGAACCGCCTATCTCAATTTGTGGGCGTATATGCCTTTCTACATAATCAGTAGGTAATTCCTTAACCATATCTCTGGAGAATCCCTGCCTAACACCTTCAACGGTTATTTCGCAGTAAGACCTAGCCCCAGTATATCGGACTTTGACTCCCAATCAAAAGCCCCCTTACTCGGCTCTTCGATGGTACATCAATACAACTCTATATTTGTCTGCTGCTACCATGTTACCGTCAGCAGCAAATTTAATCATAGTAGCGGTGTGGTCGCCCTCAGCCATTCTACCTGCTGCTGTGGTGAAGTTGTAGTGGCCTAGAACCGCTAAAAGTTCAAAGTCCTCAGTTACTCCATCAGCAAGTTTGTTAGAAACTAGCGGGTTTGTTGCGACTGTTAAATCATAATTTGTTGCTTGATTGCTTGCAGTACAAGTAATCTCCAAAATCGCTAGATTAGCGGTTGTAGTAGGATTACCTGAGCCAATTGGTGCTTGAAGCCATGATGTGTCGCCAGCGTTAAGAACTACGCCAGCATCATTCAACTTGGTTATTCCACCTTGACCCGCCCAAAGCGGTACATCTAAAATCAATCTTACACTGTCTATATTTGCGTTTGCCATAATATTCACTTCCTTATTTTATTTTCCTCTATTTTCCTCATGCGCTCAAATCTCTTACTTTACCATGTGCGCCATAGAACAGTTGCCATAGTTCGCCCATTGTGTGAAATAGACCAACTTGACCTAGCCTGTTAATACCGAATGGATCGCCAGTTTCAATACCAGATTCGTGATAGAGAGTAGGTTTAGCAGTACAGAAATAGGTATAGTCAGTATCAATCATGTAGATTCTTGAAATACCGCCAGTGTCCTCTACTACATCTTTAGCAGGGATAATTGGTACACCGTTGTAAGTTGCTACTACAAATCCGCCTTCCATACCAGGAATTCCTTGTACGCCATTTACTGAAGGAGTAACTCTCTTCATTTCAGTAAATCTTTGTTGAGGCTGGAGAAGTTGTTGTATCTTTTCGATAGTGTCATATCCAGTTAGAATAATCTTTGGCTGACCTCCACGTTCCCATACTTGTCTAAACATTCCGTCAAGTATGTTCAAAGTTAAAGAACGGTTAGCGGCAGCCGCATCTACGTTAGCATCATACCATTGTCTTGTAGAACCTGCGCTTCTTGTAATTGTATATTGGTTGTGGTCGGCAGCAGCAGATACAGCAGATATACCCGTAGTTTCATCAAATGAAGAGGACATTGCCCTGTCAAGAGATTCAAAGTTGTTATGTGCTGGTGTATCTACATCTCTAAGCAACATCTTGTTAATTGATTCTGCGTGAGATTTTGACATTTCCATCTTGATAACTGCTCTAGCATCGCCAAGTCCGTCATCTTTGTCAGCAAGGAACATTGCAGTTTCGCTCAGGTCAAACTTACTAGCAACAGTCTTTGGTTTTGTACTGACTTCTTCAAATGTAGGCTTGGTGGAGTCTGGTAAAACACCATTCTCCGGTAGACCAACAGCCTCATCGGGTCTGCCAGTTACAACACGCCAACCGGATTTTTCCCAAGGCTTCTTTGGCAAGATAGAGAATGCGTTGAATTCTTGGTTCAACTGCGACCATACCTTTCTACCAAAAATCGCTTGATAAGTTCCTGTTGTGCTGCTCATAAGCGGAGAGTCCGACTTTAGTAAGTCAGCACCACTGTATGCCCATGCGTTCTGCCCTGCACCTGCACCGTAATACAGGCGTTCCATATCTTCAATTGTTCTTATATATCCTTGTGTCATTGTTCATCACCATTATTTCTTTTTGTTTGAATTATTCGCCTCTCAATGCTCTTTGAGCCAATGCTTCTGCGGCTCTCCAACCTTCTAAATCACTACCCATTTGAGCAAACTCTTGGTGAGTTGGTACTCTAATTTGGGTTGATGGCATTGATGGAGAGTTGTCGCTCTTGCTAATTTCGGCTGCACCAGATTTTAGAGATTCAATCTCAGTTCTTAGTGCATTTAGTTGTAGTCCAACATCATTTGCTTTTCTAACTTCAAGTGCTTCTTGTGTTTCAGCATCATATCTTTGCTTCCACTCTTTCTCAACAAGACCTTTTAGTGCTTCTTCATCACGGAGAGCAGCGTAGGTTCTGTAACCTTTTTCAAGAGTTTCAGGAGTTAGTTGCTTGATTACATTCCCATTGCCGGAAGGCGCATTCATTCCCATGCTTGGTACGCTTGGGGATTTAATGACATGCTGATTTCCGCTTGGAGATGGTAGAGATGGGTATGCAGGTTCAGTTGCATCTTCACCGGATCCGATTTCATCTCCTTGGCCTCTATGAGAATATCCGCCTTGTCCTTGCTCTAGCATGTAGGCTTTCTCTAATCCAAAGTGGTCACGGACAGCATTTAGGTCTACGCCAGCATCATGAGCAAACTTTTCAAGAGTTTCAATGTAAGCAAGTGCATCTTCTTCACCTTTCTTCATTTCTTGTTTCTCTTCTTTCATTTCCTTCATTTCGCTTTTGTATGCCTTTTCTTCCTTTTCTTCTTTGTCATCGCCTTTTGTCAATTCACTCAGAACATTGTTCAAGCCATCTTTTATTTCCTTTAACATTTCGCTGTTTGTCATATCTGTTTCACCTTCCATTTTTAGTATCGTATAGGTTGATTCGGGGTTGATTCCTTTTTTACACAATGTAATTTCGTGCAACTCTAAATCAGTTATCTCTCTATGGCTGCCAAGTTCAGGAGTAGTTTTACTTACTCTAAATAAGGCTTGACCGCCAATGGAGAATGCTCGCAGGTCGCCATTGCGAATCTGCTTTTGTACTTCACGTGCTTTTTGTATGTCATTTCTAATCTTACATACAACAAACAATCCGTGATTGTCTACTTCGGATTTCCAAATCCTACCTTGTGAATCGGTGTGGCTATTTACTACTTCGCCAACTTGAATACCAGAATGAGCCAACTGAACATTTCTAAATGCCTTGTTATCCATAAACTGGCCGAATGCCTTTTTCAAAGCATCAACGGGAATTCTATCTCCTTGCTTATCCACCATATCTACGGAGGCATAACCAGCAACATAGAGTTCGCCATTACTTGATGACGACTTCAACAAAAAGTCAGAACCTTCGGCACTCCAAGTTGCCGTTTGTGATTCCAATACAGTTGCCATCAAACCGACCAATGAAATGTAATCCTATATGAAGGGTTTGGTATCTAAAACTCTTCAGCCTCGGATCTATCAGTAGCCTCAACTTCCTCTTCGTCAGCCATTTGTTGCTTAGTTTTTTGTGGCATTCTCAAAGTTGCTCGGCCATCTTCAACATCAAGAGTAACCTCATCTTCCTCGGTATCTTTTACCTGTAAGTGCATCATTGGTATTTTTTCTGTTGTTTCATTGATTCTTGGGTCATAAAAGGTAGTGGCAGAATCATCTAATAATTTAGTAGGGCCTCTTGGCGCAGTAATATCTCCCTCAAGACCAGGATATGCGCCTCCATCGGGAGATATACGATTCATACGAGGAAACATATTTTCAATCACATCATCATCTATCGCTTCATTTACAGTCCATCTTTTGCCATCGGGGGTCTTTTCAATCCCATATTCGCCATGATACATATCCAACATCTTAGTATTCAATCCTTTTACAGCCCTCAATAATTGTTTTGTAGTTTTAGCAGTATCATCTTCACGTATTGCATTTCTAACATGCTGCATTATATCTCCTACATTATGGCCTTTCTCATCTTCACCTATTATAGATGGGGCTTTCAATGTAGTTTGTTTAACCAATTTTAGTTTTCTTGGCCGCTTTCTCTTAGGAGTTGAATGAATTGGTGAAGATACATCACCAGACATAACTGCTTCTTTCATGAGATTAACAGCAATAGAACCCCAAAGTGGTATATCTCTAATCGCTTTTTCAAACAATGCTTCATTTCCTTCTAGTTTTGATAACTGGAATTGCCCATCTGCAAAATCACCTTTTACTATAACCGGATCGTATATTGAAGGATAGCATAATGTGATTTGGTCTGTTTTTACAATTAACTCCGGCATTGGGGGGTAAAATGACTTGGCTATGCTTTCTTTTGCATAGGTTATCCATTTAGGGTGAACTTCTTTTTCTTTCATAAATGTTGAAAGTGCATCACGGACAAACAATTCATCATCATCAAAATTCTGTATTGCTTTGTCTAACCCGTCTGCATCGACAGATACACAATTGTTAGGCATTGGAAAATTAATGTTCTCAGTAGAATCATATAATGTTCTTAGGGCATTTACTCTATCTTCTAATGGTTCTTGATGTAAATCAGTTCCTTTGTGTACTAATAAATCAACTACTGATAACTTATCTCCATCTAAATAGGCATCAAATACAAAATCGCCATTTATTTCTCGTAAATCTTTCTTAATAGAAGATGGTAGGTTTGAGTTTTTCAAACTATTACCTTTCTTTTCTATGAACATTCTTTTACCCATTGGTTTCTTTTGCACTATCCAATTGCCTGAAAATCCTCTCAATTTATTCATATCTTCTAGTTTGTGGATAGTATAAGCGGGTATGATTTTTGTTTTGAAAACACCAGTAGGCTCATAATCATCTTTTGCAGATTTGGTTAATGAACCAGTAGCAATAGGAGATAAGCCCATATTATTCAATGCGCTTAATGCAAATATGTCATTTTGTTTTGGCTGAACATTTGTATCTAACAAAGAAGGTAATATGTTCCTAATTTTATTCTCATGAACGGTTCTTTGCATAACAGTAAATGGTTCTTCAGCAAGACCAAAAGAAAGTCCATCTCCTTTAGGGTCATGCTTCCAAGTTAATGTTGCTGGCATTTCATGACCCCAAAGATGAGTATTTCCCGTATTATACACTGGGGGAGATGTAGCGTGAGAATTAGGGTGTACTGCACCAATACTTCTAATTTCATCTGTTGGCATTCCCATCATACCCATAACAGGAACTAAGGCTTTGTAATCATCGCCCATAGTCATTTTCTTCATAGCAAAATCAGCCGCAGCAGCCAACTGTTGTAGATTACCACGTGCTAATGTAGATTGTTCCATATTTGTAGGGTCTTGTGGATTTAGAACATTGGGGCCAAACTGTTTCATTACTTGTTGAGCCATATTCTTCATGACCTTGCCTAAGTGCATATCGTTTGCAGCGAATAGTGCATTATGAGAGTTCCAGTAGGGCTGAGTTGAAGATGGGTGATTTTCTCTAAACATTCCAATTCTTGGAGAACCCATATCTGCTTGACCTGCTAAAGAACGGCCTAAACTACTAAGCATCATTTGGTCTGAGGGTACAATCATTCTGCCACCTGCGCCTTTTACTTCGCTAGGGTGTAAGAAATGTAGGTTTGAAGAATGACTCCAATTTGCCCTGCGCCTTTCAAAGAAATCAGCATCATTGAAAGATGAAGATAATGTAGTTGCTAATGGGTGTCCTTGATTTTGATTGATAAACTGAGGAAAATGACTCCCTCCATCTGTTTGATATTGCATTAACAATGAATTAGATTGATTGAATAAAGCATCATCTAACCAACTGCCGCCAAATATTTTCGGATAACTTTGCTTGAACATATCATGTAGTGAATTAGAATCCCTGCCTACGCCTCCCCAGGGTTGAAACAAATCCCACCAGTGATAAGTATGACTTGGCACTATCCCTGCTGTATCGTTTATGTATGGACTAACATAATGTAAATCCGCATCAGGAGAATCGCTTTTTATGAAATCGGACATAGGCATTGGTGGAGATACAGGGCCATGCCTGTCGCTTGCTCTTTGCCACCATTGTAATATTGGTATCATTCTTGCTCTAAATGAGCGCATAGCCCTGCCCCATGAGATACCTGCTTTTTCTTGCATTTTGTTTTGTAATACCCTTGAATCAGGAGATAGCATATTTTCAGTTGCCGCCATTTTTCTTATTATCTCTAAGAAATGTTGCCTTTGGTCTGGTGTTTGATACTCTAAGCCAAACAAATAGGGTAAAAGTCCAAGAGATTTAGCCCACTCTTGTTTTTTACCTGCCCGATATTCTTCATCACTTTTGAGTCTGTATCTGTTCCTATCTCTTGTCATTAAATCAAACATTGACTCTTTTGGGTCGCCATACACGTCTTTATCATAATTTATTGTCCTTTCACGCTCAGACATTTCTTTTAAAAAATCCATTGCATGTTCTAAATGACTTGCATAAGCGGGATCTCCCCAAGATGCACCATGAAGTAAAGGACAACTGTTGCTATCAAAACCGAATGGGTGATGCCCTCCAAACTGATTATCAGGGCTTGCTACCATCCAATCGTTTAATGGGCTATTAGATATTTTAGTATGCCCCGCCATGAAATCTTTGTAATCTGGTATTTGCATAGATGCTACTGACATAGGGGCTGATAAATCAGTCATTCGATATTCAGGCATTTGAGGGGTCATTCCCATCAAAGTAGCCATATCCTCTTTGCTGAGATTTTCTTTATCTACTGCTTCTACAAACTTAGAATAATCATAATCCGATGCTTTGTGTATTGCTATTATTGCATCGGTTCTAAGACGGTCTAAATCCGTAGTCATTTGATTCCCCCTCACTTACAGGAAGGGCAACCATCTTCGGAATTACAATCGCTACAAGTTGTATTTTTTTCAAGTTCTTTTCTAACTTGCTTCAAAAGACCTTCTATTTCTCCAATAATGCCTTGATTATTACTGCCAAACTGTTTTGTTAATGCGTTTAACTTTTGCTCAACTGAATCAATATTTGGCGTTGCTCTCGTACCGCCTTTATCATTATAGTGCATGTGCAATCCTGTGCCGTCTGCGCCATACCCAGTTTTAGCAAAAGCAAACATATCACCTTTCTCACTTACAATAGACTTTTTAGGACCATCATTCCAATTAGGAAACATTCCATTTGTAGTATATCCTCTTGCTCTAACTCTTTCTCCACCGTCTACATTGTAAAATTCGGGGAAAGAATCGCTAACACTTGGCTCTTGTTGAGCCTTGATAATCCCCATTTCTTGTAGAATCTCAGTAGTCTTGTCAATTTTATTTTTATCACCTTTAGGTGTTGGCAATTCAGGAGGGGTTCTATTTCCTCTATCGGACTTGTAAGTTTTACCTTTCATTGATGCTTCAATTGCTTTTGCTCTTTTAGTTTCATAACCTGACAGTTTTCCATCTTTGTCTAAGTCTGCCTTTTTCTTGTTTTTGACTTCTTTCAATAAAGCCTCAACTTCTTTTAGCAATAGTCCTTCTTGAGTTTGTTCTTTTGGGTTAAACCACTGTGCCATTATGCCTTCACCTGCCGTTCTGCTTCTTTCCATTCTTCAAGAACTTCATCTCTCGATTTTAGGAATAAATCACCACTACCTGAGAATGGGCCAGTACCTACCGATGGCGTTTCTCTTTTTAGTGGGTCAAAAGTTTCATCTGCATGAGGGGTTGTGAATTTATGCCAACCGTTTTTCTTCATAAGCAATTCTGGATCTGTCATTGCTTTCTTCAATGAATGATTTTCAGTTTCTAGGGCTTGTATTCGTTCTCCAAGTTGCCTAACTTCACCAATCAACTCTTTGAGTATGTCTATTTGGGTTTGAGTATTTTCTTCATCGGACACTTCACATTCCTCCTTGCATTCCCCCGCCCATCGGATTCATCGGGGGTTGTTGTTCCATTGAAGCCATCATAGGGTCATTAGGTTGAACTGGTCCTAATGGTTGCATTTGGGCTACGGAAGCATGAGCCTCCCTAATCATTGCTATATCTTCAGTAAGTGATAACAACTTTTGCCTTAATGCTTCAACATTCTTTTGTAATGAAATAGTAGCCTGAGATTCAACATTAGTGCTTCTTGCTTGCGACATAATTTGATTCATTTCTCCGCATTGAGCCGCTAATTGAGAAATGCCCGTATCAATGTCATTAATCAGTTGGGCTGCCGGTGCAGTAGAAACAGATGTTACAGGGTTTTGCTTTTGAAATATATCATGGATATGCCAACCGCTTGCATTGTTTTGGGTATATCCATTTTGATACATCTTCACACCACCCTATGAGGGGTATAGAAATTTGTACTTCTACCGTGTCGGCTAACGCCTAAAGCAACTGCATTTTCAGTTCCATTGTAGTCAGATGCAGTATTATCATACTGAGGTATAACACCTGCAAAACGGTCTGCTACTGGACTTCTATTCATTGATTTTTGAAGTTGGTCGTGTAAATGTAAATCGGATTTTAGCATACTAAGTGCATTCTCAGCATTCAATATTTGATGTGCTATACTTTCAGTATCATTTTCTTTTATTGCCTTTTGAATTGCCTCAATAGCAGCCAACGCTTTTCTTGCCATTGGATCCATCTTTTCGATTATTTCAAACATCTCGCTCACCTTTCGCATACCTTTCTTTATTATTACTATTCCGCCATTATTGGTCTAATCCCTTGCGTTTTTCTTGTTCTTTGATTCGGCTATCCACCATTTTTTCTTCAACAGACTTCGTACTTCGCTTATCTGTTTTTGATGATGCACCAGTAGGAGTTCCTTCTACCCTGTCAATCATAGTTGGGCTTTTTCCTCCACTATTCCTTGTATTCTTACTTTGAGTTCTCAAAGGTGGTAAATCAGTACCAGTAGTGGTTGCTACTGCATCAGTAAGGGGTTTAGAGCCTCTACTTGAGTCAAAGTTGGTTCTTTTGAACATCATATTTGGGTCATCAAATACATCATCTCCTTTTTGGACTTGCTGACCTTGTTGCTGTTGTTGAGCCATAGCCTCTTGTTGTTGAGCCTGTGCTATTTCCTCTTTACTAGGTTGTTTAAAATCAAAGTGTAGTATCTTGTCATCAATGCCATCTCTTAAATTCGCTTCATAACCCGCTTGTTTCATCTGCATCATGTTTCTAATAGCCATTTCATCTCTTCTTAAGTGCATGATTTCATCTTCCTCTTCATGCGGGTTGAGAATTAACTCCCATTCACTAATCTCAAAGGCTGAAACGATTTGAGGGAATAAAATACGATTGTAAATTGATTGAGCGTATGCTACTGCTCTATTGCTAACAACTATCTGCATACCTTCATTGTTAAGACCTCCACCAGATACATCATTCATGAATACATTTGATACGCCAAAAAATGCTGCTATACGTTGTCTAATATCATCTTTTATTGGGATATACTGTAATTCTTCTAAGGTGTCCATCATACGCACATATTCAAGACCGCCTCTACCAGATTCTGTTTCAACACCAATAGTTGGTATGTATGACGGATCACGCTCTAAATGCTCTTGGATATTTCTTGCAGTACGCTCTACTGTTTCCATATTAGATGATTTGATTACCATAACGCCTCTTGGCATTCGCTTCTTTTGATATGCTGAATAAACATAGTTATCCATAGCAATAAGTGTATTGACCTGCCTCCACATTGTAGCAACTGGTGAACGGCCATACAGTTTAGATGGCGACCATTTACTTATGTGTAGGACTTCGCCTTCAGTATATACTTGGCCTTTACCAACACCGGCCAAATTCATGTAATGGATAGGCACTACTGGCATTCCTGTAACTGGGCATTTATCTTTAGGGTCGCTTGTTCTAAATGTTCTATCAACCAAACTTGTATATTGGCTACCGCCTCGTACACCCCTTTTATCTGCAAGTATTCTCATGAAAATAGGATCTGCTCTTGTTATTTCTTTTACCCTGTAAAACATTATTTGTTTTGTATCAGGGTCTACAAAGTATTCTTTTGTAAGTATCAAATAAGCATCATCAACAATATTCAAATCCATTTCAATTTCACGCATAACTTCAACAAATGATTGAAGCATACCATTCTTTTCATTCAATAGCATCTCGGCATATTCAAGTTGGCTTTTATCCGCTTTACGGACTTCACCGCCACATTTTTTACAAGATTCAACTTCTTGATGATATTCTTCATCGCATGATTTACACTTTACTACAAACTTTGGCTTCCAACCATAGCCCTTTCTAAATGTTTCAACAGATAAGTGATTTAGTATAGACCTAAGAACTAAACATTCAAATGTCGCTGCATACAAAGCAGGTATTGTAATTCCTTGAAGTAAAGGTGGTTCTTGAATACCAGATTGAAATAAAGGCATTGTAGGCATAGGCGTGGTATGCCTCTCCAAATCTATACCGATGGCTGAGAACAAGCGTTCCATTCTTTCTTTATCAGCCATTCATTAAATCCCCCTTTAATTCAAGAATATCATCATCAGACATATTCCATGATTTTAGCAATTGAACTTGCTTTCTTGGCGTGGCTAAATCGTATGTCAAACATTTCAATGCGTTATCGTTATCAGCCATAGCCATTTTTAGTATCGATAATTCACTATTTGGAGTATGCAGCAAAGCGTTTTCTATCGCTTTTGAAACCGAGATTTCACCCTCGATAACTAGACCTCTACCCTCCGCCATAACACCTGTGATGCCTAATTCATTATTCAAGGCTCTCGCATATTCTTTCTTTACATTTGACTCAAATGGTAGAATTAGACGGGGGATTCCACGTGGGTTAATTTCTATATTCCCGCCCATATCATACAGGTTGTTAATCAAAGCCCCTGCATCTTTTATGAAAATGTCAGTCGTATCTAGTCCGTAAAATAGACCCTTTGCATCTTGCTTTGAGCCACTACCAGTAGATATAATGTCATAGAGAAAACCATGAGATTTAATCAACATTGATATTTTTGCTGTGCTTGCTTTTACCCCATGACTTTGTAGTGATTGAGAATTCATTATACCGTACTTATCTAAGGTTTCATGTGCTTTCTCTAAGATACGCATTTCTGGTGCGCTTAATCTTTCACCCTTAGTAATGCGACTAGACCATGTGGAGTAAGCACCCCCCTTTGCATCATCATCATGAGCATCAGCCCAATTTTTAACAAATCTCCTAAACGGTATTTCAAGAGTATTTACATTCTTTTGTAGCATATTCCAGTCATAATCAGTAAATGGTATTTCATCAATTATTTCAACCGGCACACTTGGAAATGACTTTAGCAAAGAAACCCTCTCGGCTTTTATTAATGGCTCTATCAATTCTAACATATCTGCTTTATTTGCTTTGGTAAGTAGGTTGGATATATCTACACTAGACATGCCAAAATTGTCAATAAACCATGTTTTAGAAACTGGCAAGGGTGATGTGCTAGTTTCTACTTTTGTTCCTGGTTGGTTCTCAACAGTAGAACTTTCTGGTGAATCTAAGCCCTCTAAACCTGCATCATCTCTAGGACTACCTGCTGCGTCTTTGTCTTTTTTAGAATCTGCTGCTGCTTTTTGTTTATCAGCCAACAACTTTCTTTCTTGAGCATTATTCTTTTGTTCCATTTGATTTTGCTTTATTTCTTGTTGAATTAATTTTTCATCTAACAACTTTTTTACAACATCATCTACTGATTCTATTCCATATTCAGCAGTAATAGTTATGTCTAAATTATCAAACATTTGCCCACCCTAACCTACTTTGCCAAACACTAGCATCCAAAATAACGATATTATCTCTATACTCTTTTGTTGCTTGAACGGATAATGCAAGAGCCATAACCATGTCATCATGACCGCCTAGACTCTCCATACGCCCGTTATCAAGCATAGTAAAGGTGGATAATTCAGTTAATAAAGTATTCATCAACCTTCTAGTTCCTCCTTCATCTTTATATGGGATAGATAACTTGCCCTGTTCAAATTGCAGTTGGAGGGTATGAATTAAAGCCTCTTTCTTCATTCTACTCATATTGAAGGGTTTTATTGGCAAATCGCTAATCTCGTTTAATACTTGATTAAATGCCATTGCGAAGTTATTTGTTTCAAGTTCTATGATGACTGGATTGAATCTTGCATTTAACTCTATTATCTTGTCAATTTGAGATGAGAAATCCATTCCCTTTTCATGATGCGTATGTATGATGTGTTTATTCTTATTTTCATCAACTGCAAGCACCATCATACAGGTATAGTCTGCCCTTCTATCGGCTGATATTGCAGGATCCCAACCAATGTAGTAATTATATGCCTCTCCATCATGGGGATAATAGGATAATGATAATTCATCATCTTTGACTTTATTCAAAACTTCTTCGGGGAATAAACTAGCCTCGCTTGCTATTGGCTTACATAAATACTCTCTTGTAAATGCTATTGAAGTCATATCATCTCGTCTTGCATTCAAAGCCTCTAAAGACCAACGTTCAGGAAATAACGGTTCGCCAGTTTGCTCATTTATAGCGGGATATTCACCTACTTTGTACGATTTTAAAGCCTTCAATTCTGAATACAAATCTGTATATGAAAACGGAGTACCAACTATACATAACTGTGCAGTATGGTGAAGAACAGGCAATAACGCAGTATAGAACCATTGAGATACATGCTTAAGTTGTGTTTGAGCCTCACTAGACAATATATCGTCTAGCACCACAATTTGAGGGTGCGCCCCACGCACCGCTTTACCAACAGACATAGCAGTTATTGATGATTTATTTGTGAACTTGAACTTCTGCTTCGCCCAACCTCTCTTTGGTTTTAGGTGTTGTAAAGCAGGGATTGTTTCTATTAATTCATTCATTTTAGCCATGTGGTCTATTGACTGGTGTTGGCTATGCGAGAAAAACAATACTTCAGTACCAGGATTGTACGCCATTTTCCATAGCAAATATACTCTATAAAATACAGATTTACCATGATCGCGACTGGCTATTATGCAAGTTTTGTTATTGTTCTCGGACATATCAAACCATTCTTTGTGAAAGTCAGTTAATATCCAAGGGTGCTTTTGGTCTATCTTGCCACATATCTCTTCAAAGAAAAACTTGAAATCTCTACGACCCATTTCAAAATCAACAGATGCTGTTAATTCATTTAGGCCACTAGACATATATATCACTCAAATTATAATCCCATTGCCCTTTTTGCATCTTTATCAGAATTTCTTTTTGTTTCTTTTTTCTTAGTGGCCTTTTTAGGTTCTTCATTACCTGTTTTGTATTTATCTGGTAAAACATCGTAGAAGCCAGCATCTTTGATTCTATCCATGTTTTCTTCTACCCATTCATCACGTGTATTTTTGTTTTGAATATTCTTTGTATATTCGGCATATTTCATTTTACCATCGTCGGCTTTTGGCTTTGTCAATTCATCCGCCCTAGTTGCTAGTGCTTTTTGACCTTGTTCAGATGCTGCTTTTGGTTTTTCAACTGGTGCGGGTCTGGTTTTGTTTGCACCCTTTTTAGCAGTTTCAGGTTTAACAGCAGGTTTTATCTTGGGTTCTGTTTTCTTTTTTGGAGGTTCTTGTTTTTTCTTTTTCTCTTCATCAAAATATGGAACTGCTTTTTTTCTTTCTTTTGACCGTTCTAATCTTTCTTCTTTGTTTGCTTTTTTGCCTTCCCTATTGAACGCTGCATACGACTCATTTATGCCCCTGTCAATTGCTTGCATCATAGCACTGTAACTGTCATCAAACGCTTTATCGTGTGCGGGGTCTTTTTTTGATTCAGCCATCTCTTTCATTTCATCTGCTTCAATAAATCCGTCTGTGGATTGTTCATACACATCATCTTTCGGTTTATCAAAAACTTTCATATCCATACTTGAACCTGGTTTTAAGTTGTTCAAATCTTCTAAAGGGTCTTTTTCTTTTAATGGAGGTTTCATATCTAGCATTCGTCTTTCGTCAGTTATTGGTGAGGGTTTAGAACTGACCTCTTCAAAATCTCCCTCTTGAATATATGGAGGATCTGCATATAAGTATTCATCTCCTTGTAAATTAGATGAAGGCAGTTGAGCAGGTGGTTTTGGTGGAGATGTGCGGCTAGTTGGAACTGGTAGCATATTTGGAGTAGATACTACCTCTTGAGTAGCCGGTTCAGGTGTAGAGTCCGGTGTGTCAGGGTAATTATTATCATACAACGCCATCCTTCTTTTTGCATCTTGAAACCCTCGGAATGCCTTTTGCCTCTTACGATCCATTGCGGCATTATACCCTGCTGAAATTGTATCAAAGATGCCTTTGTAGATAATATCTAATGCTTTCTCACGACTCATTTATTCATCTCCTTAGATTAGTGGTTGTATTACGTTCTTGAATACCTTTTCTAAGTGAAATGAAATCATCATAAGCAGATAGTTGGTTGTCAAATGAAGTCATAACAGGCGACATTCCCATTGCTCTTTGATTCATACGGCCTTGCGCTGCTTGATAATTTTGAGTTTGTTGTTCTGACTGTTGATTTGCCTTTCGTCTTGCCCTACCCCCAGTGCTACCGAATTGTGATGTTGCACCGAATGTCAAGAAATCTGCAACTTTACCTAGACCACTACGGTTTTTCATGTATGTTTGCTTTTCAGCACCTTTGCCTTGTTGTATTGTTTGCATATCTTGACCTGCTTGAAACTGTTGAGCCATGTTTTGAACATTAGGATTTACACCCACATTACCTCCTTGCGCTGGTGGTTGTGGTGGTTGTGGCGGGGATTGTTGATTACCTCCGGCCACATTAGTTACATTACTGGTTGGTTGTTGATTATTGGCTGCGGGTGTTGTTTGTTGATTATTAGCGGCCATTTGGTCTAAATTGGGTGCAGGTTGAACATTATCCATCAACGGTTGTTGTTCATTCATTCCTTGAGAATCCATTAGTTTTTGAGTATCTTGTATTGCAGATTTATCCCGTAAATCAGCACCATCCTTTGGTTTTTGAGGGCCTAATGTTTGAGTAACCACTGATTGACCGGCTAAATTCATTCTTTGTTTTTCTCTATTTTGTTCTTGTCTTTGCCTTTTTATATCTGCAATTTCTTGTTTTTGTGCCTTTGGGCTAGTTCCTGTTTGTTGCTGGTCAAAGTATTTACCAACAACAGGAAGCCTACCAGCCCCCATCCCACCATACTTCTTCCTCCTTGCACCCAAGAATTTCACAATATCCTCATCTGTATGCCCTGCTTGCATCAGTCTTGCCCTCAATATTAAATCTTCATTCATTAAATGCCACCTTCACTAATTGAACTTCTTTTTTTGTCAAGCCATGTGTTTTTGCTATGTTATCCCAATCCCCTCTTGTATGATATATGCTTACAATATCTGAACTAGGTCTTTTGAGAGTTTTACCAATTTCATTTACATCATTGATTGAATTGATAGAATAACTGGATTTCTTGAAATAAGTTATTTCTTGCTTGGCTATTTCTAGTTGAACATTCTCTAACATTTTTTGTATCATTTCAACATTGTTCATGCCCTCGGATTTACGGAATGATGGGAATAGTTGAGCGTACCCATAACCAAGATTATAGAGCAAATTATCCAAAAATCCTCTCTCCTTATTTTGAGTCGGAGTTGGCTGTCGGGGATAAGTGTTTAGCATCGGGGGAGGGTTTGAAGGGGGTTTTTGTGGAGTTGGAGGCGCACCCACAATAGCGTTATTTTGTCTTGGTGGAGGCGGGTCAGGTCTTACTGGGATTGGTGGTGGCCTTCTTGCTAGTTCTTCTAACGGTGGTATATTGTATGGTTTAAGTTCAGGAGTATTTGGTTGTGGAGGCGGTATGGCCGGAGGGGGTACATCAATTGGTGGCTGTTCAGTATTGATTTGAGGTTGAGGTTGAGGTTGAGGTCCTGTTGGCAATTCTGCTTGAGGGGGGGTATCTGGGCCTTTTACGCCATAATCATAACCATCTCCACTAGGCAACCTATACGCTTCACCCGCCCACGATGGAGGCTTCCCGTCTAACATTTCTTGTGTTTGAATCGCTTGTAATAATTTATTTTTAGCAGTACCTTGATACTTACCCGAATAAGCATCTGCATAAACTCTCCTTGTAGTTTCTTCATCCCAACCATGATGTTGTTGCCATAATTTAATCATCTTATTGCTAGGAACTTCGCTATGATATGCTTTATTTCCTTGTGTTGTAAATGTAGCATGATCTCTCATATCAGGGTGAATCAAATGCAATAGATTATCATTAGACAATGCGAGCCTATTGTTTTCTTCAGTTTCAGCCATTACTCTATTTTCTTGAATGCTTTGTGGAGAAAATTTACCTGCCTCAATAGGGGCGTGTGCAATACCTCCAAACATTTGAAATTCTGGTAATGACTTGAGCCTTTGCATAGCGAGTTCCATTAATTGTTCAGGAGGTACACCAGGATTCTCAAGTTTTACAGATTGAACCGCTAAACCAAATTTGCTTTTTAGTTTATCATCTTTCAAATTAATAGTATTTGCATGAAGAATACGTGGAGATACTGTATCTCTTGCTACTGCCTTTGAATATGGATTCGTTTCTTTACGGATTGCTGTTAATCCTACATGGTATGGCCTTGCATAAGCCTCCGGTTTGCCTGTCAATTTACTAACATATTGTGTAATAACTGCGCCCTGTGCATTCTTTGTAGGTTGTTGGCCTTTTTGTTTGTGTGCTAATACAGGAGTTCTCCATGCTTGAGTTGCTACATAATTCCCTAAATCTAACTGAAATGCCGGAGGTAAAGTATCTCCTGTCATTTCATTAGTTCTTTTGATTGCTTCATTTATTACAGGTGCTTGAGTGTTGATTGCTTTTTGAAAGGCGGCTCTCCATGCTTGGGGATTTGCCGCTTCACCAGCCTGTATTGTTGCTATCTCTTGGTCTGTTAAAGTTCCATCATGAGCCTGTATAGCCATTTTTACAGCGTCTGCTTCTACTCCTGTATAATTATCATGATTCAAATCATGGTGGCTTTCTTGTAGTGCAGCCATTCCTTGTTCTACACTATCCGCCCCAAGCATTGCATTAATAAAATCGAATATGTTGAAGATTCCATAACCTTTACGGATTAAATAATCGTCAAGCATTAATAGAGGCATTTCAATCACTTTTTGCCTACAAGCCCCATCTCATTAGCCAAAGCCATATCTACAAAACGATATGCTTTATCTTCCTCGTTTGTTTTAGTTGCACCAGTAGGGGCTGAAGATTCGTGGCCGCTAACAGCAGAACCAACTTTGCCCTCAATTCCTAAATCTGGATTTGATTTTGTGAGTTTATTTATTTTAGCAAGCAAAGATTCAATTTTACGCTTCATGTTCATTAATTCGCTTCTTGTGATGTTTGGTTTTGCTTTAGCAAACAACGGGTCATGAACTCCTAATGGATCCATGCCTTTACCTGATGGCTTGAATCTCGCAGTAGAAGTGCCACGTGCTGCTCTTGGTATTTTTGGCATCTTTGTACTTGTTCCTTTAGTGCCTCCAATAGTACCTCCCAATTTACCAACCCCTCTAGTATCAGCGTGGTGTGTTAAACCTCTTGGTAAAGGCCCTGCTTGTCTACGCATTCGCTCATACGCCTTTTTCCTCTCCCATGCTATTGGGTCACGCAATCTAAGAGGGATTTGCTCACTTCTTGATGAGCCAACCCTTCTAATTGCATCACTGTATTTATTTGGGTGAAATGCTTGAACCTTAGCCCCTCTATCTAATTGTATTTGGTCGCTTGCAGATTTTCTCTTTGTTCGTGATTTTATATCACGGCCACCTACTGCGGTTTTGCCCCTTTTCTTACTGCGCCTCTTTTTACGCTTTGATTTTGCTTTGGCCTTTCTTTCTTCCTCGGCATCTTCCTCATCTTCACTATATCTGCGGCCTTTGTATTTTCTACGAGCCTTTGATATATCATCCCAAGATTGTTCAAAAGGACTTTCACTAGCATTCTTATCTTGCCAATCCTCATCATAGTCTTTTTTACTATTCATATCAACTTCATCGAAAGGTTTGAATCGTATCGCTTTTGGTTTTTTCTTCGTCTTTATTCCGGCCATGCAAAGCATACATGATTTATCCGAATCAGGGATTCCCATAACGGGAGTTCCACACCCAGTACATATACCGTCTTTGATTGCTTTACCTAACATGCCTGGAACCAATGTATTGCTCATACCATACTTGACATTTGGACCTTCACTTCTTACTGAACCTGCATTCATACCAGATGATAAACCGACACCGTTTCTATCCAAACTCATACCGACACCTGCCTCTAGCATTGTTTGTTCTTGTTCAAACTGGGGTGAACGACCCAATACATCATCTATCTTAGTTGGTCTAATACTAACATGGGGTATCTTTGCTTGTAATTCCGCTAATGCCCTTTCACGCCTCTTTTGTGGGTCTTGTTGTTCTCTACTTTGAGCATCTTCATTTGTTTCTCTACCATGATGGGATAAGCCATCACGATCCTCATTAGGATTAATATCGTGGTCTAAAACTTCACGTGGATTGAAACCATGAGTCATTTCTTGAGTTCTAGGAGTCCAAAACAAAGAATCTCTTGGATTACTAACTACCATCTTTCAACCTCCTTCTAATATTACGATAAACAACATCAACCTCATTAGGCAAGGTCATGTACCATTGCGCTAGAGATGGGACCCTAGCATAAGACTTTGCCATTGGAAGCATCTTTTGTTTGAGATTTGTAATAATTTGTGTACCGTCAAGTAGCGAAATACAATCCGCTTTCTTACTTTTCTTCAAGATTTTTAGGTCATCTATTAGCAATCGAACAACAACTAAAGCACCATATATGTCTGCAACTATCTCATCTGGATATTCGCCTAGACTTTCTTGTATTGCAGTAGCCCATCTATCAACTACTACATCAATTACATTTGTGTAATCTAAGAGCATATCAACAGTCCAATCTTGCTTTGATAAATCATTTGTCAAAGTCTTAGTATAATCTTCTACATCTCTACACATTAGATGATAAACAGTTTTGTGATTTTTCTTCATTCGGCCATCACCCCTGCTGCAACTAACCTTTTCTTCAGTTCAACCCATTCTTGTGGAGATTTTTCTACAAAGTATTGTTGCATTACTGTCATAATTGATACACTTTGCCTGTCCTCAATTGTTTCAGCCTTTTCCATCCATTTAGCCAATTCAACTAATGTATCTCTAACTTCACGATGAACCTTTAACGCAGTTTCAACATCTCGCATTTCAATCATTTCATCTTCATCATCAAATTGATTTTCAACATGGTCTAACACCCTGCCCAGTAATCTATCTAATCGGTTCATGTTTTTCTCCACCCTGCCTAATGATTCAGTTACTGTTTTCATGGCGTTTGGTAATACATCTATACTAACGTGTTGTTGAATTATAGGTTTTGTATGCTTTTCCATGTGAGTAGATACCATGCTACTAGCAATGCCTAATTCAACTGCAAAATCATCAATACCTGCTATTCCTTCTAATATTGCCTTTTCTATATCTGCACGATTTGGATCTGTGCATATAGGGCATTGACTATTACTGTTATTATAATATTCACCTGAATGTCGCCTCATGTGCCTATGAGATGTACCCTCCGGCCATTGATAACGCTTATCGCAATCTTGAACATCTAACATTCCAGTTAGTATTTCTTGTTCAATAATATCCCTTTCAGGGTGTTGGCAAAAAGGGCAATTTTTACGGGTTTGCCTACCTGCCATAAACTAACCCATGCCTTTAGCCTTAATTTGTTTTTTCACTTGACTTATGGTGATAGCATCGGTTATTGTATTCTGGATTGCCTGTGCGAGTACAAGGTTCTCCCTTTTTTGTCATAACCCCGCATACTATTTTTTCTTCATTCTTTTTTATCTTTTTTTTGAATAAGAGTTTTACATCTTGTAAGTCAAAATCTCCATCTCCGTCTTGGTCGAACCGAGTAAGTAATGGACTATACGGTAAAGGGTTAAAACGCCTCCCTTCAAAAGAGGCACTACCGAAAGGAAGCAAATTGTCTAACGGCTATGCCAAATGTGAAGAACAAACCAAACACACTAAACATAACTTGAGTTGAACTCAATGAAGAACCTCTCCATATTAGCATAACAAACATAGCAAGCATGAATGATATAATAAATATCATTGTTGCACTTTCTACTAACATTTTGTTAGGACTCATAAATTGTACTGTTGTATCGTATATGTTTGGTTGATAGTTTTCTTCTTTTTTACTCATAATAATGCCGCCCCGCCCATTTTAGCCATGTTTCCCATTCCGCCTTGTTGTTGAACTTGTTGGCCTACAAGTCCACCAAGTAGGTTTCCAAAGAAACCGCCAGTATCTTGTTGAGCCATATACCCCATCTTATGTGCTTGAAGGAACATTTGTCTTTGCTGTTGATTTGTAGATATTGTGTTTTGAGCCGCAGATGTTAGTTTAGATAATGTTAAACTAAGATTTTCAGGGGATAATGTAACCATATTAGAAGGTAAAGAACTTGTATCTAACGTGATTTTATTGTCATCGCCTTGAACAAATGTTACATTAGCAAAGAAATCTTTTAGAGATAACCTAACTATCTCGCTTATCAAGTCCATAAGTAGAGGCAAATTACTACCAACTATAAATTGAGATACAGGGTCATTCAACTCCAATAATCGTGCAGTAGCAGTAACAGGGTCATTAGCCAGTTGCTGCATCATTGGATTTTGAGCAGCCATTCCGTACATATCCATATTTTGCATTCCGCCCATATTTTGATTTTGCATATTATTATTTGTAGCACCAAAAGTATTCGTTGTTGTTTCATTTTTACTAAACCAACCCATGTTTCATCACTCCGTTATTTGTTGTTCTACTGCCGTACTTGTTATAGCATTATTCATGACACTTTGCATATTAACACCAGTTCCCATAGCATTTCTTTGAGCCATCATAGATTCGGCTTGAATAGCCCGTAAATCAAATGTAACCTGCACTATATCAACTACGCCAGATACGGGATTAGGTAATTGATTCAATGTTACGCCTTTACTATACTGTGCATCTTGATGTATCATTGAAAAAAACTGTTCATATTTTAATAAAGATTCAGGGGTGCTTCTATTTTTTGCTTTGCCTGAGCCACCCATTAGCGTTTTGACACCAGGTATTTTTGTGAATTTTGTTCCTTTAGAAGTGGCTCTAAAGCCTTGTTCAGCCATCTCATGTTCTTGAACCAAAGATTTCAAGGTATGGAATATGTGCAGATGAGCAGGGCATAATGAACTGTTCATCTCATCGCCATGATCGCCATGCGTTCTCGCCAACGGCTTTTTTGCATTTCCTGTATCTTCATCAAACCAATATATGTCTGCTAATGACAAACCAGTTTTTTCATCTACAATGTGGGCATAGGCATTGTCGCCTTCTAAAAAACGTCTAATATCTACACCACAACAAGCACATTCATGCGCTGCATTGTAACGATAAACTTTGAAGAAACCTAAGTTGTAATTAGGTGGCCTCAATGCTTTTCTTAACATCTTGATATTTTGCTTTCGTGCTTTATGTGGTTTTTTAGGATTAGACTTCAATTGAACCTCTACTGTCGGTATTAATTGTTCCTCTCCTATATCTCCGGTTGAGCCAGCACTAGCCATTTCAGCCCTTTGTTGCGATTTTAACAACTCATAACTTATACCAGTTTGGGCAGACATAAGGCGTAATTGTTCATCGTCTAAACCCCTTAAAGTAATACCAGAACTGGTGAAAGCGTTGAGGGGATTGAACCCGCTTAAATTATACGCCATTAGCCCTGCCATGACTGACAACATGATAAAGGTTTTTTAATTAAAGAGAGTCTAATAACTCAATTAATCCCTTTTCTACATTAATACCATGCTGAGATGACATAGCCATAATCTCGGCTCTATACCCTGCTTTTCGCAATCTTTTCAATGATTCTCTAAATGGCCTAACTATTGGGTGTTCTTTTTGTATTCCCATTTTCCAAAGGTAAGCGGCTCTTTCATCCCACCATATATCCATTTTGTTAATCATCAAACAAAATAATTTAGGCCGATAATTTTTGACCCGTCTTTTTGCTTTACGAGATATATTCTTTGATACGTCTTTTTTGACTATATTATCCACTAGATATGTCAAACCTGCAACTGCATCACTAACAAATTGTGGAGATGTTAATGCTCTATGGTCTATCATATAGATTACTAACTCTACATTTCTGGAGAACATATCATCTACCCAAAGATTGCGGAATATTGAATCACCGCCAATATCAGTTGTTGTAACGGGTTTTTTTACTTTGATTAATCTTAGTTGTTTTCTTGTTTCTTTTATTTTACGATAACCCGTTTGAGTTTTTGCTTTTGGGTGTGCGGTTCTAAGACTTAACGGAATTGGATCTATATCCCCTGGTACTGTTAAATATTGGTCTAAAGTGGTTTTACCTACCATTGATGGGCCATAAATCCCTATCCTAAATGGCCTTAATATTCGATAAAAACCGTAAATGGCTGATGCTGAAGCCATTACCATGTGTCCGGCAATCAGCGCAGACACAAATTACCACCTAACCGAATAATCCTTTGATATAATCCCATACATCGCTCGGAGGATAACCTAGCAACTCCAAACCAATTAATAATCCGAATGTGGCGAATATGCCACCCATCAATGCAAAAACTGTTCTGACCCATCCGGCTACCCGTTCCATTTTTCTTTCATAAGAGTTCTCAGCAAGTATCTGCGACATTGCTTCTGTTTGTCGCTCTTGGCGGGTAGTGAAAGGCCACATATTACCACCTAAGACTTATCTTCTTCATTAGGTATTCCGAAGGTTTGTTTTCTTGGGTCGCCTTGATTATATGGGTTGTTTGCTTGTGATTCCCAATATCTCGCTTTGTTAGCCCTTCTTTGAGCCAAACGGGATTGAGAGCGATGCCACCTATCGATTTGATTTTCTTTAGCAAACTCGGCTCGCATTGCTAGTGAATCTCTTACACCGCCTACATGGAATAAAACCATAGAGGTACATAAGAATCCAAATGTAATCAAACCATATTGAAGCCCCATCTCGGCAGGGCCAGCGTCTGGTAAATACCAACCCATGTGAGAAACTGCAACTGAAACGCCAGTCAATAACGCTTGCCATAATAGCATTGCTATTAGGTTTATATCTATTCTATTCGTATCTTGTGCAATGTATGGAGGGGGGTAATAGCCATTCCGCATACCTTGTTCTTCATCTTTAGTCATTCTTGTTCACCTTATCTTTGTTCTTAAAATAGAACGCTACTGCATGATTCACAAATGAAGATTTAGACTCACGGCCTCTTTCACTCTCCATTTTAGCAAATAAACTGTCCTTCATGACAACGGAAACATGCTTGCCCATCAGCCCTGCCATGACTAACAAGTATATGAACTATAACACTATAAACAACTAAAAATAAGAAAACTACTGTGGTCTGCACATGGCACAAGCCAACATCATAGAAGCCGTTAGAACATTGCGCTCATATAATCGTGCATTAAACGGTCAATCCAATGACCCAAATAGCATTCAGTCATGGATTGCGAGATATGCTGAAGCGGATAGCAACCTAAAGGATTTTTGCCGTGATGCAGCCGTTGGATTATTAGCATACATGAACAATCCAATATATTCTGCTAATCTTACACCTGAGCAAACTGCATGGGCCGGACAGTACAATCAAGCAGAACAATTGATTGCTGAGGAAGCCTTTTGGCAGAATGAAGAAGGAATTAGAGCAAATGAAACCACGTTCACTAGATTATTTACAGATGATATGAATTGGATTCATCAATACATGGCTCACAAAGGCGTACCATCTCAAGTGCCGTTTGAATACTACATCAACATGATTATTGATGATTTACGCACTTGTCATGGCAATTCTAATGCAGGTTCAATAACTCATATAGAAAAAGACCCTGCTATGTTTCAACCGCCAGTAGCCTAATCTCGCTTAACCTTGGAATGCAAATTTCTTAGTGTTTGAGTTTTTAATTTGGGATCTTGTTTTGGTTTAGTTTCTTTTCTAGGAACTCCCCTTGCCCTATTCAATAAAGCCCGAATGGAGGCATTTTGTGGCCCTCCTGTTTCAGCATCTATTTTTGGTTTCTTTTTTTCAGCCATGTTTGCATCAACAACTTCTCTTATCTCATCATTTCTTTCAGGAAAAAGAGGATTGTCTTTTTTGAGTAATGCCCATGTTTGTTCAAATGCTGTCATTCATAACCCTCCAATTCATCGCTGTTATCATAAGGCCAAGGCATAAGAGGGACCTTGTGCGGAGGCCAATGACCCAAATTAATAACATCAAGGTCGTCAGGCATATTTTCCTCCCTTTGATGCCTCAATCTCCAATTCATTTCATCTTTCCAGCATTTTTTACACATCAATACGCTACCAACATTATACGGCAATTTCAATTCGGCAACAACGGTCTTATTTTCGCAAACATCACAATCTTTGATTATTCCTAACTCC